TAGATGAAGAAACTTTAAAGGATCTAACCCAGCCGAATAACGATCCTAAAGAAGATGAAAATTTAGATCCGGATAATAAAAATAATTCTCCGGACAAAACCGAAGTACCTGGGGGGAAAACGGATACCCCAGCCGAGCAAATTCCAGCAGAAAACCCGCCTGAACCTGAAGTCGAGCTTGAGCCTTTACCCGACTACACCGCGCAATTGGAAGAAATCGAACAACGCCGTAAGGAAGCCCAAGGCAATGTTGATGACACCTTAGCCAAGTTGACCGATTTAGCCGAACAGTTTGATGACGGCGAGATTGCACAAGGCAAATACGACATTGAAAAGCAAAAGTTAGAGCGTCAGCTTAAATCTTTTGACACCAAGCTCGAAAAAATCAGTGGGGAGCATGAAAACCTACAGGCTGAAGCAGACAACAAAGTCGCAGAGCATCAAGCCAAGTCAGACGAAATCTGGAATCGGGAGCTTGTAGTATTTCTACAAGATCCAGCCAACAGTCTGATTGCGGGCAATGTCAATGTTGCCCATCGCTTCGATGAAATCATGGTCGGCATGGGGCAGTCAGGAATATTTAACGGCCTGAACAATCAACAGGTCCTTAAAACCATCCGTGACCGCTTAGCGCTAGAGATCGAACTCCCAGCTTACACCCCAGCCAGCAAAACCACCACGGCGCAACCTAAGCCCGATAAGCCAACACAAAGTGCCAGAAATATTCCCGTGTCGCTCACTCAGACACAAAGCATTGAAGCCCCGCAAGATGATCCGTTTGCGCATATCCGCAAGCTATCAGGCGTGGCGTATGAAGATGCAATTGCCAATTTAAGCCAAGAACAGCAAGACAAATTCTTGTTTGGCTAAACCGATTTCTATTTTTAATTTTTCATTAATCAGGAGCTAACCACATGGTAGCAACTAATAACATCCCGTTCGGCTCAAAACTTGCGAAAAAACATTTTGGTGGAGCAATGTTCAGCTCTACGATGGCAGCATCATGGGTCAGCAAAAACCTAACTGCACAAGCAAAGCGTACCGATACGGGTGCAGAAATGCAGAATGCGCCGATTGTGATCATGGATGACTTGACCAAGGCTGAAGGGGACACGGTATCCTTTGACCTATACATGCAGATCACAGGTCGCGGGACGTTCGGCGATGACAACCTAGAAGGCAACTTGGAATCATTGGATGCCTATACGGATGAAGTGACCATTAACCAAGTGCGTAAAGGTGTGGACGTTGGTGGGCGTATGTCGAATAAGCGTACCGTGAACAAGCAACGTGCCATTGCCAAGCAAAAATTAACAGAATGGTTCGCGCAGTTTGTGGACCAGACCTGTTTCTCCAACTTGGCGGGTCGCCGTGGTATCAACCCGTATGTCTTGGCGAAGAACGTCAACTATGCGGTGAAAGATACACATACGTTTGAGGACTACGATGCAGAGCATATCGTTTATGCGGGTGCGGCAACGTCTAAAGCATCTTTAACCGCTTCAGACAAATTGACTCTTGGCACAGTCGATAAGCTGTTACTGAAAGCATCAACTGAAGGCGGGGACGCAGACAAAAAGGTACGTTTAACCCCGTTGGAGAAGAACGGCGAAGAAGCCTTTATGATGTTGTTGCACCCATACCAAGAGCAAGACTTGCGTAATGATTCTGGGACGGCTGGCTGGTTAGAAATTACCAAGGCAGCAACCGCAGCACAGGGCACAGATTCACCGTTCTATAAGAACAGCTTGGGTGCATACCGTGGCGTACACTTCAAAAAGCACAAGCATGTCAACCTTGACAATAGCTATGGTGCTGGCAGTACCGTCTTATCTGCCCGTGCAGCCTTCATGGGTCGTCAAGCCTTGGTATTGGCGTTTGGTAATGCGTCTAGCGCGAATCTACGTGCCGACTGGACAGAGAAAACAACCGATGTCGATGATAACAAACAGGCGATTTCTGGCCGCATGATGTTTAACGCCAAACGTCCACGCTTCAACGGCCAAGATGTCAACTCTTATGCCGTAGATACCGCAGTCACCCTTCCTGTTTAATCTTCAGCTTTAAAAAGCCAGCCCCGTGCTGGCTTTTTGCGTTTTATTCAATTTTTGGAGTAATTAACATGGCTCAATACAAAGCCGATTCATCTTATTTAAGCAACCTTCCCGCGCTATCCACGGCGGGCAATCTCATGACGCACCGTTGCGCCGTGGTGTTTGATGTGGCGGCTTCATTGACCGCAGCCGATACCTTCTTGCTAGGTCAATTGCCAGCAGGCTACATCGTGGATGATGTACTTGCAGATGGTGAAGGCATTGCGGGCCTATCGCTCAGTGTGACGCAAACTGACTCACTAACCGCACCGAGTTATACGCTGGTGCTTGCCGATGATATTAGCTTAGTCACCGCAGGGCGTGTGGCGGGTGCAATGAAGCTCAACGCCGTGCGCTCAGCAGGCTATGGGCAAAATCAATACTTGGTTGCCAAGGTGGTCGGCACAGGGACATTAGCCAAAGGCAAAGAAATCGGTGTGACGATTAAATATCGCTATCGCCAAGTCTAAGCAGACGGCAGGGGAGAACTTCAGTTCTCCTTTTTTTATTGATTTTATTGGGAATACAGACGCATGACACAGTTAAATACAACAAATTTACCGAAAGGCATTGACCTAACTCAAGATGATTTAATCGAGTGCATTCTTAAACGTGAAGGTGGATCGATAATTGACTTTGGGTTTAGTGGTCGTAAAAAAATTACCTACCGCTTCCAGCCACTTGATCCGAATGATCCAGAATCACCACACGTTTGTAATGTGCCCAATGATGACCATTATGATCGTTTCATGGATATTCCAGAAGCCTACCGAGAATTTGATCCAAGCGTAGACTATGAGCCAGTGATTAGCCTTGCATCACCGCTACCAGTTGGCGATTACGACTCAAAGAATCAATTTGACGACTTAGCTTCAGTCAATCCTGAAGAAGTGACGAACGACTGGTTACTTCAGTATGCCAAAGAAATTCTAGGCGTAGGCAAGAGCAAACAAGCTATTGCAGACCTTGCGACATCACAATATGGCCTTGAATTTGACTACAACACATCAACAGCAACCGACATCATTCGCATGATTTTAGTCAAGCGCATTGAACTCGAAAAAAATGCCGAAAACTTGGGCTAACACATAGGGGTTCAATATGAGCCAGATTACTTGTCAGGCACTCATTGACGGCGTACAGGCTACCCAGCTCAATGATGCTGAAAAAATCACATGGTCTGAAACCTTGCTCATTTCAGCGCTCAATCAAGCGCTGGCAATCTTGGCACTGGTTCGCCCTGATGCCACATCCAAAGTGTATGAGTTTTCATGCAGTCTGGGGACGCGCCAGAACTTACCTGAAGATGGTTTACGCTTACTGAAGGTGGTGCGCAATTTAAAAGCCAATGGTGCGATTGGTCGCGCCGTGCGACTGGTCAATATCAATGACTTGGATTCAGCAGCACCCGATTGGCACTCAGATCCAGCTAAGGATACTGCCCGTGAATACATGTTCGATGAACGCTCACCGAAATGGTTTTACGTCTACCCTCCCGTGCTGGCTGGTACAAAGCTGGACATTGAATATTCAGCTACGCCAACCACCATCACTGATTTAAGCCAGCCTTTACCCGTGGATCTCGTCTACATGCAACCCCTACAAGAATTTATTTTGTATAAGTTGCTTTCTGGTGACAGTGGAAATGGCAAGGGGATGCAGCACTACAACACAGGCATGTCACTATTGGGTGCTAAACCCGCAGTAGACCGCTTTGCATCACCAATCACTGAAACCAACCGAGCAACAGGCGTGGGCTAATCCAGATGGCGAAATATGAGGACTTAGTACCCAGCGTGGCGATTCATGTTTCGCCATGCCCTGAACACGCCATTATTGATGCACTTCGGCATGTAGTTCGGGATTTTTGTAAAGAAACAAAAGGGTGGGTATTTGATGTGCCCGCCCTTGCCGTGGATGGTAGCACTTTAGAGTTTACCTTAGCTGTACCTGAAGCCAGCACCGTGATTCATGTCTGGGGCGTAGAAGGTCGCAAAGGGGAGTATAGCGACAGCGAACTCTACAGCTTCAACTTCCCCAACCTTTTATGCTTTCAACAGATCCCCAACACGGCGCAAATTAAGCCGCTTGTATCCCTCATGCCGAGCAAAGGCAGTCAAGAATATCCAGACTATCTAGCAGAGTATTTCGATGCAGATTTAGTGGCAGGGGCGGTGGCATACCTTCAGATGCAACCATTTCGCGCATGGTCGCAACCAAATGCCGCAGGGGTACACCAGCAACAATATTTAGAAGGCGTTGCCAGAGCGAAGCTCATGCGCGACAACGGACTCAATATTCCCAAGGTTAAGCGCCGTGTACGTGCGCAATATTTTTAATTTGAGGTTTTATGCAACTTTTTATAATTAAACCCAATGGTCAATTTGGTGGAGAGCTGAACGGTACTGCCGAGGAAATCTTGCCGCAGATCCCGCCAGATTGTTCTACCACAGGTATTATTCCACCAAGAAATACTGATTATTGGAATGGATCTAGCTGGGTGGACATTGGCAAACCGCCTGCCTACTACATGCTATTCGACTATGATGTTAAATCATGGAAAGACATGCGAGATCTGGAAGAAACCAAAAAAGCCAAGTGGCAAGAAATTAAGCTACAACGCAATGCTAAAGAGCAGGGCGGCTTTGAGTTTGAGGGGAATATGTATGACAGTGACCATATCTCACAAGTACGGATTATGGGTGCAGTAATGCTAGGCGCACCAACAACATGGACATTGCAGAATGATACTGTTATTGGACTGGACGCAGACAAATTAAAGGAATTGGGGCAGGCTTTAGCCAATCATACTCAAGCATTACATGAACGAGCACGATCAGCCCGACATGTCATTGATGAGTGTGAAAGTGTAAGTCAAGTTGATGCCATCATTTTCTAAAATCTAATCGCCGATCAAGCCCCAATTTTTGGGGCTTTTTTTTATGGGTCAATCATGCGCATTCAAATCAGTAACTTTCTCAATATGTTTCCTCGCATTGACGAGATCAAACTTAAAGATACGGCGGCGGCATTGTCGATTGATGCTGATGTTACCAGTGGCGTGATTCGCCCATTTTACAGCTTAGACATGAAGCATACTGTGCCAAGTCTAGGCTTTGAAATTAAGTCATTGCATTACTACGCCTTTGCCAATCAATCGGGGTTTTTCTATTTCCCTGATTTAGTTGACGTTGCCTACTCCCCTATCGCAGATGACCAATACCGCCGTGTGTATTGGTCAGGGGATAGCCGCATGGAAGGGCACTTGCTGTATTCCTATACACCACAGCTTACCAGTGGTGCAAGTTACAACCCGTCTACCTTTTACAAAGTCGGTATTCCCGCGCCTACCGTCCCGCCAAGTCTGGTCAGCCAAAGCACCACCTTGACTGAAGATGAACTCGCAGATTTAAGTGATGAAGCTCGTATTTACGTCTATACCTATGTGTCAGACGTAGGGGAGGAATCCGCGCCAAGCCCCGCTAGTCCGATGATTTTTGCACCGCATGACGATAGCACTGTGATTATTGGTGAAATGACCACCGATACTGATGCCAGTAATGGCCGTTTTTTAAAATACAAACGCATTTATCGCTCTATGACTGATTCAAATGGCAATGCCACGCTGTATTTTGTCGGGCAAGTTGGTATTGCCGTTACAGAATTCACCGACAGCCTGAACGGGAGTGAGGTCAATACCAATGATCCTCTGCCGACAATGGCGTGGGATGCTCCCAGAAAAAACATGCAGGGATTGAATGTGACACCACGCGGGGTCAACTATGCCTTTACAGGAAAAACCGCTTGCTTCAGTGAGCCATATTATCCCTATGCGTGGGTGCGCGGTTATGAACAAACCCTGATGTACGACATCGTGGCAATGGGCCATTACGAGAATTACATCCTATGCGCCACCACGGGTACACCCTATTTAATTTCGGGTATAGATCCGTCATCGAGTAGCCTAGATGAACTGCCATTGAATGAGCCATGTATCTCTAAACGCTCATTGGTCAGTATGGCGAAATGCGTGTGCTATGCCAGCCCTAACGGCATTGTTATGGCGTATGGGGCAACCGCCAAGCTGGTCAGTGAATCATTTTTTGATAAAGACACATGGGCGGCTCTCAAGCCAGAAAGCATCCATTCCGTTGAACACCGTGGTAAGTACCTATTTTTTTATGACAACGGCGTGACCAAAGGTGCTTATCTATTTGATCCTCTTCAGGTGGATTTTGGCATTGTGCAGTTGGATATATGGTTCAAAGCTAGTACCCGCCACCACCAGACTGAAGCGCTGTATTTCTTGGACAGTGACAACAAAGTTTATCTGTTCAACGACACCAAAGAACAAAAACGAAAATACACATGGAAAAGCAAGCTATTTGATGTCGGCGGGGACGGCGCACGGTTTTTATGTGGTCAAGTGATTGCACGGGATTACCAAGACATCACCATAAGAATTTATAAAGACGGTGAGCTGTTTTATGTCAAGCCAGTGACCAGTCGTAAACCCTTTCGCATCCCCAATCATTCCAAGCGTAGCGAGTGGCAAATCGCCGTTACGGGAACATCCCCAGTCAGTGAAATCGTTTTAGCTGAATCTATGTTGGAGCTGGCAAACAATGACTAAAAACCCATTAAGTAAATTACTCAGCCGAACCGCAACAGCAAAGGCAAAAAAAACCACCACATCGGCTGTACCTTCTGTAGATGATCCGACATTACAAGCATGGATCAAAGAAATGACCTTGGTGATGCGTGATTTATTACCAAGTGTTGTAACCCGTAAAGAGTTGGTTGAATCAGGTATTGCCGTCATCACCAATGGCGATTTAAGCAACGCACTCAAGCCTGATGAAGAAATCAATTTAACCGTGCCCGCCGCCGTCTTAAACCTTCAGGCGAATGGCGCATATAGTTCGGTCAACTTGAATTGGGAAACCCGCCCTAGCAAGTATTTCGGGATCAATATTGTGTACCGTGCTGAAGTGGACGACTTCGGTAAGGCGACACAGATCGGGTCAAGTGCAGGGGATGTCTATCAAGACTATATCGGCAACAATGCTAAGGTCTATTACTGGGTACGCACGGTCAGCAAATTTGGGGTAGAAGGTGAGTTATCGCCGTCTGTTTATGCGGAAACGTCGATTGATGTGGAATACCTGATTGATAACCTAGAACACAAGATTTCTGAATCACTACTAGATCAGGAATTGTCAGGAAAAATCACCCAGATTGGTGAGGTGAACAACCGTGTCACTGAAGAAGTGGCGAACATTACCGCGAACATCACCGCTAAAAATACGGAAGTTCGGCAGTACGTGGACAGCAAATCCGCAGAACTAAAAAACCAAGCCGACTTGACCGTACAAAACCTTCAGACCGAAACCACCAACCGCATTCAAAAAGATGCTGAAGAACGCACCGCACGGCTGGCTGATATTGCACAAATGCAACTTGGGTACACAAAAGAAGTGCAAGACCGTATAAACGGCGACACCGCTACGCTAGGCGAATTAAACAACTACAAGAATGCCAATAATACCGCGCTTGCCAACGTACAAAGCAATATACAAACCATTACCACCACACAAAGTGCCCAAGGCACACGCATTGATGCCATTGATGTCAAAGTCAATGATGCCAATACGACAGCCGCCAGCGCCGTGAGTAAGTCGGATGCTTTAGCGACCGCACAAGGGGCACAAGCTGAAGATATTCGCACACTTCAGGCACGAATGGCCGCAGCCGAGGGCAGTATTGAAACTGGCGCAGATCTTGGCGCTGATTTTATGGAGAACTACTACACCAAAGTAGATGCAGATGCAGCCACCACCGCGAAACTCACTGCCTTTAATGCGTCCTTGGTGATTGGCGGGGTCAACGTGATTGCCAATTCGGAAGCGGCTAAAACATCAACCGCAGCCAGCAATAAAGAATATTTGTTGTATGAGCGTAGTGTGGAACTTCGTGATTTTTATGAAGCAAACTTAGGTAAGCCGATCACCATTTCTTTTGAAATGAGTGTGCCAATTTCAGGGAATGTGCAAGTTTATTCAGGTAATAATTCAGCACATAGTTTTGTAGCTGGACAAGCTAATGCCATTATTGCGAATAAATTTATTCGTTATGAACTTACAGTTCTTCCTGCTTCAAATGTTGGTGGTGCATCCTACACACCTGATTTTTCTACTATTGAATTTTATGGCACGTATGGCACTGGACGTATCCCAACCATTAGAAAGCTGCAAGTAGAAGCAGGCAACAAAGCAACAGCATGGAGCAAAAGCCCACGGGACATTCAGACGGCGCTTAATAGCAATTCTACAGCCATTCAAAACACCAATACCGAAGTTGCAAGGGTCAACGGCGTGGTCGAAGCGCATAGCACCGATATTAATAAATTGCGCACCGACATGACCACAGCCGACACGCAAGCCATGTCTGAAATTAGCACTGTAAAACAGAGCGTTACATCCCTAGAGCAATCCTCAAATCTAAAGATTGAAGAACTAAAATCTTCATTCAATAGCCAAAGTATTGCAGCCAGCACAAACCTTTGGCAGCAAAAATTAGCCACGCTTAGTAATGCAGTAAAAAATACAGACTTCAGCTATACATTAACTAAAAAAGCCGAATTTGATGGTATTGCTTTTAGTCTAGCTAGTCTTGGCGTTAAGGCTTCAGACAAGATTGTTTTAAGCTATCGTATCAAGGTTATCTCAGGTCAGATTACCCGTATTGGTGGACATAATCTTGGGATTAGGATTGATGGCATATATATCAACGGTGTTAAGTACCAGATTGGAAGTAACACAAGCTACAATGATTTACCAAGTGCCATCACGGTTGGCGGTGAAATAGATGTAGTAGTCTTTGCAACCAGAGTGGCGAATTTAGATGAAACGAGTATCTGGATTCAACCGAACCGAGCGCTACTCACCGCCGTGACTGCCAAAATTTATGATGTTCAAGTTGAATTAGGCACATTGCGCACACCTTGGAAATTGGCAACGGCAGATGAACAAGATCAGCTTAATACCAAGGTTGATACGTCTGTCATGACCAATTACATGACCGTAGCCAATGCCAACCAAGCTATTGCGGCTTCAGAACAAAATCTGAACACCAAAATGGCGGATGATAAAACTGAAGTACAAGGCAACATCAACACGGTTCAGCAGAACTTGACCAATTTTCAGGGGAATACCACTACCCAGATTAATACCCTTACCAGCTCAACGGGAACAGCCCAAAAAAAAGCTGATGATGCCGACTTGATTGCCCGCGCCGTGACCAATGGCAAGATGCTGTTTTCAGATCCGCAATTTAAATCAGGCTTAAATAATCTTATCGTTTACGACAATGCCAATACTGGTCGAGTTAAAGTTGAACGTGTAGCGCGTGTGACCACGGAAAACCCAACGACTTCAACGCATCAAATCAATGTTACCGTGACCGCGGGGGCAAGCCCGAATTACGGTGGATTCCTGCAATCTATCCAATCACGTGTAAATGCAGTATTCCTTGTGAAGTATCTGATTAAACTACCTGTAGGGTACAAGATTGTAGCAGCAGCTAATTCTATAGGTACTGGGGGAGTAGATGGATTCATTGGTGATGTACTAGGTACTGGCAAGTACGAAACCTACTATCGTTTAGTTCGTTGCGGTACTACTGGTTCTTTCAGTAATGCAGGGCACGTACACATTGCGCCATCTGGTGCAGCGATGTTGACTGGCACACAGACCATGACTTTCCCTGTTGCTCAAATTGAAACCTATGACCTCACCGACTGGTCAGACGTACCACCTTCAATGGAAGCAGCTTTTGCTGAAGTTAAAACCAGTACCATTGCCAACACCACCGATATAGCCGCACAAGCCGCGCAATTCACCGAATTTAAATCCAACCTTCGTATTGGCGGCGATAACATTCTCAAAAATGGTAATTTCACTGATGGATTAAATAGTTGGGGGAATTGGGGCGGAGCCGTTGTCACTAGAAGCGTGATTGATGCTTTTGGCAAAAAGTTTGCCAAACTTGTAGCCCTAGACACCACGATGTTTAAAGGGATTTCACAGACCGTAGGTAACCGAATACTGATTATGTACTGTCTTTCACTGCTTACACTACTTCTAGCACAACGCAATATGTTCGTGCCTTAATTCACCAAGCAGGCGATGGGACAAATGATCCTCAATTAAGTGGCGCTACTGAAGCACTCACCAATGTGCCTAAGCGTTATTCAATGGTATTCAAATCTACCAGTTTGGCAAAGGCAGCATTTAATATCATGCTCAGTGGTATGCCTAGCACCACCTATGATATTTGTATTACGGAAATTCAGTGGGAAGAAGGTTCAATTGCTTCAGCATGGAAACCCGCTTCAGTGGATCTAGTATCTAATGCGAACCTAACAAACAACTACCTCACCAAAGCACAAACTGAAAGTGCAATAGCAAGTCAGGAAACGGCGTTTAACACTAAGTTTGCTGAGAACGAAGCTAATTTAAGTAACAATTACTACACTAGGTCGGCAGCAGACAGCGCTATTGCCACCAGAACCACAATTTTTGAATCCACCTTAAAATCAAATCCAACCAATCTATTGCTTTCATCGAATGTGTCTGGGGTAAAGCCCGCAGGGAGCAACCCTTATCCATTTAAAAACTACTATTTAAATGCACCTTTGGTCGTCGGTAAAAAATATACGTTGGTGTATGAGGTTGAAGCCGTCGCGGCTGGGCCAGTGCAAGTCTGTCCCTATATTGGTGGGAGCCAATATTTAGAAGGGCTTAGTAGCACAACTACAAGACAAATTAGAACACTCTCATTTACCCGCAGTTCAGGGGGTGGGGCTTCTGTCAATATGCTGAGTTTTTACGCCGTGGCTCAAGGTGGAACGGCTCAAAATCAACTCGATACTACTGCTACTGTGTACTGGGCGGCACTCTATGAAGGGGAAATTTTAGCGCCACAAGTTTGGACTGAATCTGTCAATGATATGTTGACCTACAATCTTAAATCCGTAGGTTTTGATGATTTAAGTAGTGGGTATAATGGTATTTATGATGCAGCAGGGGCGGCTATAGCTACAGGTTCGAGAGGGCTGCAACTTATCAGATTTAGTGCTGATGGTCGTTATTCAAGCCTAGTTAATTATGACCCTTACGCAAGCACAGCAAACCAAAATAGTTTTATTGCTGCAATTAATGCACTTCCAGACGGTGCAGTTGTTGCAATCACATCATACGATACGATCTGGGGAGGTACTGTACCAGATACATTGGTGAATGCTCTAAAAACCATTGGTGTGACTGAATTAGGCTCAAGGCAAATGGGGGAGTTTCGTACAATTTGCTTATTTGTTGGGGTAAAAGGCAATAGTATCGGCACAGCAGTTGAATTGTTCAGCTATAACGGCTCAAAAAATTCACCAATATCAACAGCCGCACCAATTAACTATACGCTTCAACTCAAGCGTGGTAAGCCCGTGGGTATCAATGGATCTTCCTTGGCAGCCAATACCAAGATTACCGAAACCACAACCACCGTAGATGGTATCAAAGCCTTAAAAATGACTTACATCGACAATAACGGCGTGGTATCAGGCTATGGGCTTTCTTCAGAACTGGTAAATGGACAGGTAACATCCACCTTCGGCGTATATGCCACTCAATTTTTTGTAGCGAACCCATCCTCTCCAGGTACTACAAAAGTTTATCCATTGATGATCGATAACGGCAAAGTCATTATGAATACCACAATCATTAAAGACGGTACGATTCAGAATGCTCAGATTGGGAATTTATCAGCCGATAAGATCACAACAGGCAATATTGCCGCAGATCGTATGAAAGCCAATATTGTGGCCGCTATGGTGGGGCAATTTACCGAATTAAGTGCGATTACTGCCAAAATCGGCGTACTTCGTACATCTACCCAAGGAAGAAGATTCGAGCTAACAGATGACGGTATGTATGCCTACGATGATAATGGTCAATTGTGTGCATTCTTTGGGTCTAAGCGGTGATTCTAGCTAATGCCAACATATAATTTAGAGGTTGATTTTAATAGAAATGGAAAAATGAATGAGGTATTTCACCCAACATTGCCATTTTCTTATTTAAGAGAACAGATCTACATCGGGAGTTCTGGTACAGAGAACGCATGGACAACAACCCTTACTGTAACAGCAAATAGACCTTTCTTTCTTTTAGCTTATGGAAGTCCTGAAGGAAATGGGCATTCCTATGGGATCGGCTCAATTACAGTAACTAATCTCAACAATGGGACTTGGAGTGTAAGAATTAACATTAATCGAATCATTACACATATTGACCCACGAACAGGGACAATCACATGGAATGCAGATGGAAAACAGTTGTTTTCTCACTTAAATTTAGTGGTAGGAGATATTCGTGGGTGATCCATTTTTTTTATTAAAAAATGATAAAAATGAAATTATTATTGATGATCAATACAAAAATCCCACCTTCTTATTTAAGGACAGTGTGGTCGCTAATGAGCAATCCCCTACCACTGATTTACTTGTTGGTGGTAAGTATCTGCCTTATAGGGGGTATGGCATTAGTGTTCTATATGCAGAAAATAAGTATGAAACAGAGAGCGTTCCACTGGGAGAATTTAGCCGAACATTTTATTTTGGGCGATCCAGAAGTGGGGCATCTTTTGAGGTATCAACCACCACTATATATGACAGTCAAAATGTGGCGATTGGCTTTAAAACAATGGCTTATAGCTCAGTACAGAATGACGTAGTAGATATTGCCGTATTTCACCTTGGGAGAAGAAAGGCAAGTGATATGGGGCTTGTCTTATGGAATAAGGGCGTAGTGGTATTTGATGCGCTTAAAGGCTTTCTTCAGGTTATCGACAGCATTAACATAACAGTTAATTTATACGGTGGAGTGCAGGCTTTTAAGCTGCATGATAGCGCCAAAACCATACCCTTTGAAAAAATATATGTATGTTCCACCATTGGATTACGTCCATTCTTAGTGCGAGGGGGCACGATTGTAATCAATTACCGTGCTTATGCCATGTCTTTAGAGAACCGTACCGATGGGGTGTATCTGTTACTTTCACCTTATGGTGGGGCGGCTTCTGGTGCATCTGTGATCAATCAAATGGATAAGTTCTCAGCACTTATAGCTTATGTACCTTATTAATTCTCAACTCTAGGAAAACTTCATGAAACTTTTACTCGCCGTGCCTTTGGTACTGGTGCAGCTTTCTTGCGCCTACATTTTACCAAAACGTGAACCCGATCCCGTGGATCTATGTTTAAGTTCACCCCAGCATTTAAACAATGCGATACAATGCCCATCACAAGAGATAAATAATAAAGATTGATTAATTTTTCTGCATATTTGGCAGCCGCAACAAACACCTAAATCTATAGGTGTATCCATGAGTAATGACTTAGAACAAGTCAACACGTTTTTAGGCGTGACAGGAGCAGAGTTCGTGCAACGTGTGCATGAATTACAGGCTCATCTTCAATCATTTCCAATCGAACAACAGGTCGAAATGCCAATACAGCATTACTTCGCGCATAAAACTTATGTGCGGGAAATGTTTTCGCCTAAAGGTTCATTAATCGTGGGGAAAACCCACCGTCATGACCATATCTGCATCATGCTTAAGGGGCGGGCATTGATCTATTCAGAGCATGGCTCACAAGAAATGAGTGCACCGTGTACCTTCGTTGCCCCCAAAGGATCTAAACGCATTTTTGTGGTGCTGGAAGATCTAGTTTTTCAGAACGTGCATTACACCGAAGCCACCGACTTAAACGCTATTGAAGCCGAATTAATTGTTCCCGATAGCGAAGTTGAACAATTCCGAAAAGATCACAATTTAGAGGTTTAACACTATGTCATGGGTAACTGTAGGCGTAGCGGCTGTTAGTGCCATTGGCGGGATGTTTGGCAAGAAATCTGCCAAGAAACTGCAAAAAGAAGCACTGGCTTTAGAACGCGACACGCTGGATTTTAATAAGCAACGCTATAACGATTATCAAGAAAAATACGGCGGGATCACCGACTTGGTGATTGCTGATGCGGAGAAAGGAGTCACCGCCGATCTTGGTAAAGTCACCAGTGAAGCATCGGCAGACACCGCCACGGCGTATGCCAATGCACAGCAAGCGCTAGACAACCAAAATCAACGCATGGGGATTAATCCGAACAGTGGCCGTGCTGAATCTAGTAATCGCCAGTTGGCACTAGGGCAAGCCATTACCACGGCAGGCAATGTCACCAATGCCCGCAATACGGAGCGCAAGAATGCCAGTGATACGACTTGGAATCGCCGTTACGGGGTATACCAACAAGGCAATAGCTTGATTAATGGAGCTGCAAGCAACGTATCTAATAGCATGAGCAATTTAGCATCAACGCTGAATACACAAGCCACCAATGCCGACAATGCCGCCAATCAAGCCATTGCGGGCGGCGTATCGCAAATTGTGCAAAGTGGTATGAGTGGCAACGCAACTTTAGACAGCTTGAAATCCTTATTCAAAGGAGCAACCACAACCACCGTACCCGTATCCAGCATGGACACTGCCACCAAGGGATTAAAGGTAGACGGCACTTCAGTCGGCAGTGGGGTGATGTATGACAGCATTGCCAATATCAAAGCCAAAAACCCAACATCATTTTTAACTTAATCGGAGGTCGATATGGGTATGGATTGGGGCAATATTGCCGCCGTTGCTGGCGTAGGGGCTTTGTCTGGGTTAGCCACCCACAAAGCCGATGTTAAAGCAAAAGAGGAGCTTGATTATAATCGAGGTCGTCAAGCAGTTGCCGACCAACAAGCGGCAGAACTTCATGCACAGAACGTACAAAAAAACGATTATGTGCTGAAGGAATCCGCACGAGAACAGGCTGAAATTCAGCGCAAGCAAAATATTAATGACCGTATCGGCAATTACCAAAAAATGAAGGCGCAGGGCTTGACCGATCAGGCGGCACAATCCTATGTCGATTTTGCTAATCAGGACAACGTGGGCAATCCTGAATTTGATCAAAGCAAAATGCTGGGCTACAGTAAAAATTCCGATGGTACATTCAATATTAATTTACTGGATCGTGCTTCAGGTAAAGTGGTCAGCGTGGCACGGCAGAATGTGGGGATTGATGATTTTATTTCTGCCAGCTATCAACAGCTCAACCCAACCGCCAGCTATGAGAATCAAGTCGCCAGCCAAGCCGCAGCCGCAAAAACCCAAGCGGAACAAACGTGGGAGCTGAAAAAATTGGGGGTCAAGAATGATTATGATGTGGCGAATGAAACCACCAAGCATAACAATGCAATGCAATTAGCACGACTGAACCAAGGTGCAGCCAATTACCGCACCGAGATTACCCAAGAGGGCTTGAATAGTCGCGGCGGCGGTTCAGGGGGTGGAACGGGAAAGGGTGGTAAAGACAGTAAAGCCGTGGCTTCAGGGGTCAATGGGGCACTTCAGTTTGCCAACAATAACCGTGAACAAATGAAGTTTTTATCAGGCAATCCACGCCTTGCCAATTTAACCCTTGCCATGATGGGGATTGAATCGGCAGCCGATCCTAATGCGGTCAGCTATGACGGATCTAGCCACGGCTTGATGCAGATCAACAGTAAATACGCCCAAGGTTTTGCCAAGCAGTTCGGCATTCAAGGCAACCCATTGACCGATCCAAGTGCGAACCTTCAGACAGGGGCGGCACTAATCAACCACTTGGACAAGAAATACAACGGCAATATTGATCTAATTGCCGCCGCCTACAATGCGGGTGAACCTGCCATTGATCGTGCTTTAAAGAAAGGCGGGGGACAATGGTACAACCACTTGGATTTAAATCCAGAAGCCCAGCAGCAAGTGTTTGGACACATGGCAAAGTTTAATCAAGCAATGGGCTTAATGGATAGCAACTACCAGCCGACAGGTACAACCGTCCAGCAAGTCAACCAGAATGCCAACCAACAGGGAGCTAAGACCAAAAATACGTATGCGGTCAATGCTTCAGCCGCTTCGATGGTCGGGATCAATGCCGCCGTCAAGTCGATGGGAACTGAATTGGGAGAAAAAAACACCGCGAAATTGATGGGCGGGTTACGTTCCGCGCAAAACAATATCACGGCGTTTGCCAATAAGCCCGACAGTGCCAGCAGAACCAAGGCGCTAGGTGAGCTGGTCAATCAAGTCAAAACCGTGGTGAGCCAGTCACCGAATGGCATGGGAATGACACCGCGAGAGATTATTGAGTATTCCAAACAGAAGGCGGCTGAAATGGTCGGGGCTTCTGGTTATGCTGAAGCGGCAATATGGGCAAGCCAAGGATCTAAACCACAACCCGCCAAGCAACCGCAAGGCAATCTAAGTGCCAATGAGGTGAACAATGTGTTCTTGGAAGTGAGTGCCGATGCTCCCGCTAAAGCCGCACCAAAACTGGCAAACCCAATGCAACGCGCAGGGGTGACACAGACCTTAGCCCGTGCCAATGGACCAGCGTTTGTGCCCTACCGTGCCACACCAGCCAAAGCAAAACCAGCCGCGAAGCCAGCAGGAAAACCAGCCGTCACCGTGGCAGGGAATATGAGAGCCATTCCAACTGCCGCCAGTATTGCCAATGGGGATGTTGAGAAAGCGAAAAAGTATTACCACGATAATTACTAATACTCGCTATAATCGCCCAACATAACGATATTTTGTTTTATTTTTTGCCGTATTTTTGGCAACCGCAACAGACAGTAAATCCCTTTAACAATGAGGTTTACTGTGAATATTCAACAACATTTTCAGAACTTAGTCAGCAAGACAGCCGATAGCGGTGGAGATTCAAATGATTTAATCCAGCAGCGTGAAAAGCTGTTCAATGACAAGATTGCCCCCGCAATTAAAGCAAAAAACGGTAATGCAACAGACCTTGCCAATGCAAAAAAGAACTGGACGGCGCAGACGGACAAGGCTATGCGTTCGGCTGGGCTTATTCCAGCAATTGGTCAAAGTCAGTCCAGCTTTGCCAAGGATAAACGTGCAGAGCGCCGTATTCAGGAATCCGTACGTACAGGCAGTACGCTACCTATCTGGAAAGAAACCGCACAAACCACGGCTGAAACCGTAGGCAATGCCTTCGGTCAGGGCGTAGGTTCGATGATCGAAGGTGCGGCGGGCTTCATCAATGACATTGGCGAGAATGAAAAAAATTCCACTTCAGCCAAAATCGCCAAGTACGGGAAAGGCTTGCGTGAAGATTATGAAGATTCAGCATCCACGGTGCAAAAAGACATGCAAGCGGGCAAAAGTGGCAAAGCCGCACAGCTTGCAGTCGGTGCAGTGCAATCTATGCCCGCAATGGCAATGCCCGCAGGGACAGGCTGGATCGGGCGTTTAGGTGCAGCCAAAGCCCTACCCGTAAGCATGGCCAAAGTCGCGCCGTGGGTCGGTGCTGGTGCTGGGGTAGCCGCAGGGCATACCCAGAACTATGGTGATGTACGCCGACAATCTACCCAGCAACTACAAAAAGACTTCCCAAACTGGCAATCGCTACAAAATAACCCTGAGTTCCAACAACGGGTGAAAGCCGCCTATGACAATGGCATGGACTTGAACCAAGCCCGTGTGCAAGTACATGAACAAATGCTGGATGAGCAATCAGAAAACTATTCTGATAAAGCCGCACTTGCCATGACCGCCGTGGACTTTATTGCCCCGTCTGAAGCGGTAATTGGTTCAGGGTTACTGAAGTCACAAGCCACCAGCAAGCTAGGAAAAGCCTTGATTGGTACGCCGAATAGCAAGTTGATTCAACGTGAGTTAAGTGATGCACCACGCACGGGTATTTCCAAGCTCATTCCTGATGTCAGTGTGGTCGGCAACAAAGCCGCAGCCAAGATGGTCGGCAAGCAGTTCCTAGAGGAAGGCTTACAGGGCGGTATTGGGGAGTATGCAGGGCAAGCCGCTTCAGCCGATATGGGTGGGTCAGCAGTCAACTGGGGGCAAGTTGGGCAATCCTTCGTAGACGAAGGCATTATGGGTGCTGTCATGGGCGGTGGAATGCAGTCTATGTCTGGGGATACCGCACACGGTCAAGCCAAAGCCATTGCCAATGATATTCGCAACCAGACCAATAAATTACGCCAAGAAGAACAGGCAGCACGGGCAGAGTTTGCCGATGCACAAGCCAAAGGCGATACAGCCGCCATGCAGAGTGCCAAAGAGTACATGCAGGGAGTACAAGCCAATGTCGCCCAAATCAAAGCCATGTATGATCAACATGGGATTGAAGCGCCATATTTTGTGGACAGTCGTGCCAAGTTACATGAACAGAATGTGAAGGCACAAGCGGAAGCAGATGCCCAAGCCGATATACAAGCTGAAGCCGTACCGCCTGAAGAACCAGCACCCACACCAGAAGCCGAGCCACTACGCCTAAACCCACAGCAGGGCATGTCAAACTTAGATCAAGACATGATTCAAAGCGTATCAGACGGAAAAATTGATTTAGCTGAAGCGCAAGCCATTCAAGCAGATCCTTTACGCCTAGAAGTTTATAAATTAGCTTCAAGTGGCGACCTAGAATCCGCGCATAACGTAGTAATGAATGCGTCTGCCTTGGGAAATCTTGACCTAGATCAATCCAACCAACTGCTAGATTCAATCCAGCAATATGCAGGGATCAAGCCGAAAAAAACCTTATCCAGCATTGTTGATTCACACATACAGCCCACCCCTATTGATAGCACGGCGCTTGATGCAAGTGGACAGCCACAATTAACTGATTTCGATTACCAGCCGAGTGCTTCAGGTATTGTGGCGAATGACGGCAGCATGGCAGAGTTTAACGACACTACACCAGCCAGCCCAGCCGAAGGCTATCAACAGGTACAGCAAAGCACACAAGATGCAGACTTACCCTTGCCTGAAGAAGATCAAGGCGACTTTGAAGGTGTGCCGCCCGTTATAGAGCAGCCCACCCCACTTATTGAACCTATTGAACCCGTTGCACCACAAGCACAAGATTTCAGTCAGCCTAAAACCTTCAGTAACGCCGTTCGTGCGCGTGACTATATTCAGAAAAATGGATTAAAAGATTCGCATGAAGTGATCACTTCACCTGAAGGGCAGACTCAAGTACAACTAAAACAGGTAGCAACCCCAGACACGCCAATTCAGCCAATCCCATCAGTTGACATGCCACAGGTAGAACCAGCACCAGCCGTTAAGCCCGTGGATATGCCAAGCCCACCCGCGCCAGACATTAAACCGATTGATTTACCACAATCCACGCAACAACATAAAGAAAGTTTATCTTTTGCCGACCAGATCCGTGACGCGCACCAGAATAACCCAAATGGCAAAGCTAAACTGATTAACGATGAAATTGCCAAGGGCCGTCCACGCGCTGAAGTATTGGCAGAAGTGGCAGACGTTGTGAAGTCAATCGGTAAACAACCTGAAGCCAATCTTGTGCCGGAGAAAAAATCAGAGCCAGAGAATTTTGTACCGGAGAAAAAATCTAAATCTGAACCACAGGAAATGCAGAAGGGTGATATTGGGCGTAAAAATGACAATCAACCCTTTGCCAATAAAGGTGCGGCAAACCTTCAACTTAAATTGCGCAATCTTGAGCAATCGCATGAAGTAATTAAGGTCGCACCGTCACAATTTATTTTGCGTGAAAAATCAAAGCCTGAAGAATCAAGCGTTTCAGACAAACCTAAAGTGCAAGAACCTGGGGGGAAAGCGGATACTACAAATCCAGAAATTAATAGTGCTGAAGTTCCACTTAATATAGATAAAGTGGAACTTGGGGGTAATAAAACCATTACAAAATCGAATGGTCAGAAACCACCAGTAGCAGATAAACTCGAAACCAAACCAACAGAGAAAGCAGACAATGTTCAAGAATTGGATCAGACAAGCAGAAGCACATTGGAAGGAGCACCTTCCGAAGATGTACCAGCAGTACAAGGAACAGGGAATCCTACAGCAAAAACTGAAGGAAGCAGCCGAACAGACGTATCAGGAAGTGGACGCGCTGGAAGTGGAGGGGAGAGATCCTCACACGGCGTGGCAGATGGTGAGAGAGAAGTATCTATTTCTACCAGAGGAACAGACAGCAACCAAGGCTTAGATCCAAAACAGGCCATTATTGCAGATAACTTACCGCTTAATGCTTTCGTTATTGAGGGCGACATTGCCAAGGGCGGCAAAAAAACCAAGTTCAAGGCCAATATTGAAGCCATTAAAACCATTAAATTGCTGGAACAGGAACAACGCCTAGCAACCAAGGCAGAACAGAAAGTTTTATCTCAGTTTGTTGGCTGGGGTGGATTGGCTGAAGCCTTTAAGCGTGAGGATGGATCTATCTCAAAAGGCTGGGATAAGGAAGTCGCAGAGCTTGAGCAATTGCTCACCAAGGAAGAATATCAAGCCTCCGTTGATTCAAGTATTGCCGCCCATTACACCAGCCCAGAAATTGTAAATGCACTTTGGAAAGCCATTGACCAGTTTGGTTTTAAAAATGGTCGTGTGCTTGAGCCAGCCGTGGGCGTGGGTAACTTCTTCGGCTTAATGCCAAAATCCATGCGAAAAGCCAGCCAGCTACACGCCGTAGAGCTGGATCATATCACAGGGGCAATTGCCAAGAATCTGTATCCAGAAGCCAATATTAAAGCGCCGATGGGATTCCAAGATTATCAAACGCTCGATAACTATTTCGATGTCGCAATCGGAAACCCGCCATTTTCGAGCATTCAAGTTGCAGACCGTGTACGCCCAGCGATTCATAACTTCAGCTTGCACAATTATTTCTTTGCCAAGTCAGTTGACAGCCTGAAGCCTAACGGCGTTCTGGCAATGGTTGTAACCAATCGCTTTCTTGACAAGATGGGGGACAAAGAACGGTCCTACATTGCAGAACGTGCAGATTTAATCGGTGCGATTCGTCTACCAAATGACGCATTTTTATCGAATGCGGGTACACAAGTCACCACGGACATTATTTTCTTGCGCAAAAAAGCGGAAGGTGAAAACCAGTCTGGTGAATCATGGACCAATGTTAAGAGCTACAAGGACAAAAACGGCGCTGAAGTACCGTTGAATGAATACTTTGTTCGCCACCCAGAGAACATGTTAGGTGATTTTGGCGCGTTTGGTAGCATGTACCGTGCCGATGATAGCGCCTTAGTGAAGCGAGAGGGGCAGAATACCGAGCAGCTTTTAGCTGAAGCAATCAACCGCTTGCCAAAGGACGTTTTCAAAGCTGAAGCCAGCAAAGTCGAAGAAACCCGCAAGGCATTAATCAAAGATATTTCCACGGTTAAAGTTGGGGCAAAATTTATTACCGATGGTGAAGTGCATGAGCGCCTACCTGATGTCATGGGTGAGCAACAATCAGAAGTGATCGATTTTACCAACGACAGGGCGAAA